TATCAAAAACTAAAGCATTAACACCTGTTCCACCATCATCAACAACAAAATATAAATCTTTGTCTTGACCTAAATTATAAATAACTCCATTTCCACTACCATCAGTATATAATTGTAAACCTGTTCCTACTGTTACGTTTCCTGCAAAAGTTGAGTTTCCAGAAGTTATTAAACCTCCTGTAATATCTAATTGTGCTTGAGGATTAGTATTACCACCAAGTCCTATATAACCATTAGAAGTTTTAGCAAATAAAACTGTACTTCCAGTTTGAAAATTATTATCAAAAGATTGAAAAAAGAATCCACCAAAAGAACCCTTTGCTTCCATTCTCCAGTTGCTATTTGTATTATCAGTATCTTCAAAATCAAGTATTGGTGTTGAATCTGAAATTGTTATGTCATCTCCAAAAGTAGATTTTCCTGTAACATCTAAAGTTCCTGCAACTAAAGTATTTCCACTTGTAGCATTTACTGTAAACTTATTTGTGTTTATTGCTAAATCGCCTGTAAAAGCAGTATTTCCACTTGAAGAAGCTACTGTAAATTTATTTGTATTTACTGCAAAGTTTCCTGTTGAACTTAAATTAGTATTTGTTGTTAATGAACCATCTACTGTTATTGCGCTACCTGATTCAGAAACTATTGAATCTGCTATTACACTTGTTGATGACCATTTAGTTAAGTTTCCTGTTGTTCCTGTTCCGTCTACTTGGCTATGGTCTAATTTAGTCCATTGATTGTTTGCACCTGCTATAACCCAGTCTCCGACTGTCCAGTTAGAAACACCATTTAAACTTGTAGTACCCCCAACACTTACAACGTAATAATGTCCTTGTGTTATAAAAGGGCTATTATCTATTGTATAGGCTTCTCCACTTAACATTATGTCAGCATCTAAAGAAAGTGTTGTATCGCTATCTACGTTTGAAACTAATGCAGTTTGACCATCTACTTGGTTAACTACTTTGTCTCCTACTGTTACTGTACTTGTGAAAGAAGCAGAACTATCTACTAACTTGTTTGCACTTGTTGAAGTTTTTGTTCCGTTTGCAGCTTCTCCACCACCATCGCTTAATACTGGCGAATTAGTATCTGCATCCCAAGAACCTATAAATCTTAAACCACCTGCTAATCCGTTTACTTGTGATTGTAATTTTCCAAACCCTTCAACTATTGTATCTGTAGCTAAAACAGAACTTGCAGAAGGCGAAGTTAATCCTGTTAATACTTTGCCTGTTACTGAATTGTTATCTAAAGTTACTGCACCACTTACATTATTAGTTCCGTCTACACTTGAAATAGTACCTGTTGCTTGACCTGTTAAAGATAAATCTCTTGCAGTTTGCCATTTCGTAGCTGTATCTGCGTTTCCTGTAAGGTCTCCAGTTACATCTCCTTGTACATTTCCTGTAACATTGCCTACTAAATTTGTTGAAATAGAACTTGGTAAACCTATTTGTATTTCTTGACCTGAACCAGATGTTTCAATTTCATTAGTTGTTCCTACTACACTTAAAGTTTCAGAATTTAAAACTACTGCACCACTACCTGAATCTGTTATAAAATCTAAATCACTTGCATTGTTTAAACCTTTTACATAAGCAGTTGTCGCTACTTTTGTGGAATCATCACTTGAAGATTGTGTTGTAGCTACAGAACCATTTGGCAATGTAACCCCTGCACTTGGAAATTGTAAACTTAATCCTTGACCAGAAGCAGAAGATTCTATTTGATTTGCAGTTCCTGTTACTGCGAATGTTTGTGTGTTTAAATTAACATCGCCTGTTCCACTATCTCCAGAAAAATCTAAATCACTTGCAGCGTCTAAAGTGTCTACATAAGAAGTTGTAGCTATTTTTGTAGAATTATCTCCTGCTGTTTGTGTAATAGCATTTGAATTGTTAGGTAAATTAACACCTGTAGAATCTAAAGAAAATGTTATTGATTGACCAGAAGCTACTGTTGTTATTTCGTTTGTAGTTCCTCCTATTGCAAATATTTGTGAATCTAAATCTATTTGACCAGATCCTGTGTCGCCTGTAAAATCTAAATCCTCGATAGTAATTTGAGCAGCTACATAATCAACTATAGCAGCTGTAGTAGGAATTGTTGTATCGTTATCATTATTACTTATACCATCTGCAGCATCTACAAATTTACTTATTGTAATGTTTTCTCCTGTATCTTTTAAAGAACCAAATTCAAGTATTGCAGTAACTTTAAAATCTCCTGCTGTATTCATAAATATTCCACTTGCTAATCCTGTACCATCTGTAAGTTCTTTTAATGATGCAGTTAAGGCAGCATTATCAATAGTTTTGATTAGCCCTGAATAAGTATCTGATATTCTTGTGTTAAATAGACTTGCCATATTTTTTATTTTTTTCTTGTTTCTTTAAAAACGTTTTTAGTTTTTCTATATTCTTTTGTTTTGGTTTATATCTCATAATACCCAGCCATTAAATAAAGCGTCATAATCTGGATATATATCGTCATTTGTATTACTTGTATATTCAGGATAATCTGATTGGTTAAATGACATAAAATCTATGAAACGTCTTGAGTAATATTCCATAAATTCTCTTGCTTTGTCAACTAAATAATCTACTTCATTTTTACTTACTGTTTCGCTTGTTTCTGACCTATGCTTAAACACACCACCATTTTTAATAGAATAAGCTGCAAAAGGAATATAATATACTTGTGCTGCCCAAATTAACATTGGCTGTAAATGTGTGTTAAGTAATGTTTTGTATTTAGCGTTAGCTACGTCATCAATTTCTCCATTAGCTATTAATGTTGATATTTTATTATATAAATCTGTTCCTGTATAGTTTTGTATATCTATTTCTTGAGCTACTTTAATAAACTGTATAAATTTATCAGTATCTACATTCCCATCTAAAATGGAATTTCTTACAAGGTCAGTTCTATTTATAAATAATGCTGTTGCCATAATTTTCTATTTTGGGTATGCTCCTCTATTAGGCATATTAATTGGTGCTATTTCTGATTGTTTAGTTCCTCTTGGATTTTTAATATACGTTTTAGGTATTGTTCTTGTTTTCTTGTAATCGCTTAAATCTTTAGAAGGTTTTGTATTTTTCTTTAAACGATATAGTTGACGCATCCATTTATGTCTACAATATATTCCACCTTTGAATTTAAATAAATCATAAGGTTTTTTGTTATGTCCTAATTCTCTATTTACACCATCTCTTGACGCTTTATCAATATCTTCAAGTCTATATACAATTCCACTTTTAGATAAACGCATCATATTCTCGCAAAAATCTCTTGTAGAATTACTTGGTTTTTTAGAACCTACTGCATATTTATATCTAATTTTATAATTTTTAGAATCTAAATAACTAAAGCCATCTGGTTTAGCACTTATTTCGTCTTTTAGTTGTTGGAATAAACTCTTTTTTTCATCAATACAAATGTTAGCCCAATCTTCATCACTTATTTCAGAACCTTCTTGTAATTCATCTACAAGTTCCCATTCTTCATTTATTACTTCTCCTTTTAAGTTTTCTAAAATAACATCTGCTTGTTCACTTGACATTTTAATAGGAATACAATTAGGTACTAAACGACCACCTTTTACTTTCATTCCGTATTGTTCGTAACCAGTTTCACAAGGTTTCTTTAAATCTATTTCATCGTGTGATTCACAAGGCATATACCATACTTTATCTCCTTCTTTGTGTTCGTGATGACCAGAACATCCCATTTTTTTTGCTTGTTCTTCTGCTTCTTCTTTAGTTTCGTAAACTTCGTAACCGTCTACTTCTTTTAATTCAACAGACATTTTAACTCCTGTTTCTTCTTCTATATCTTCATCACTTTGTACACTTCTATCAACATCTGTAAATTCTAATGGCTGTAACGTAATAAAGTATAGGTTTAAGGCAATATTATTGTAAGCAAGTATAGTATCAAAGCAATCTATTAAAAGTTCCTGAAATGGTCTTATAACAGTATTATCCATAAGTAAGGAAGCAGTTTTTATTTCATCTGCATTATTTCCTAATCCTGTATTGTCTTTTATACCTAATAACATAGGACTAACAACTCTATGGGCTACTAATACTTTACTTTGTGATTCATCACTTAAAAATTGATATTGGTTATGTGCATCACTTAATTGAACTGGTGTTATTTCAGCTTGTGCGTCTTTGTTGTCGTTGAAACTTAAAATAAATTTACCTGCATTAGAACTACCTGAAAACTTTTGTGCTATTCTTGCTTCTATAAGTTCTCTTTCTTGTGGATTAGGTGTTCCGTTGTTAAAGTTAATTAACATTGAAGGACTTAAACCATTCATTATGTTGTTTAGGTGGTAATTAGAAATTTCTTCTTCTAATTCAGCATATTGAATACCTCCTTGATAATCTACAGGTGCGTAATAATAAAAACCAGACTTGTAAGGTTTTATGTAATATATTTCTATATTTTCTTTTGACATCCCATAAGCTGGTATTCTTAACGGCTTGTCGCTTGGTTTTAATTTAGCCCAGTCTTTGAAATAATAGTAAGCAGGTATATCTCCATCTTCATTACATTTTTCTGCTCTTAATGTTTCTACTGGTATGTGTTCTATTTGTGCAATCTTATTTCTGTCTTTAGAATAAATTATTTGCATAGCACATTGACCCATAAGTTTAAGGTCATAACTTAATTTTCTAACTACATCTTTTTTTAGAAGTGTAATCATTTCAGCGTATTGTTCTGGCTTTCTATTTGAATCTGTAGCTCCTAAACCTTTCCCATAAATTTGTTGGCTAATACCATTAATACAAGCGTTGTTTGTAGGACTTCCATTGTATCTGTCTATTAAAAATTGAAAGTAATTATTGTCATCGCCATAAGCTATCCAATCTTGATTAGGTACTTCAACAATTTCTGGACTTGTATAAGTACTTAAATTTACAAAACTTACTTCTGATTTAGACCCTCTAACAAATTGACCTAAACTATTTCTTTTTCTTTTTTTCATATTACAATGTAATCATTATTATAAGAATTGTCTGTTATGTATTGACCTTGATTTATGTCATAATATAAATTATCCATTTGGTCTATTTCTTGGTCTGTACAGAAAATCCTGTCTTTAAATATATCTACAATGTTTGTTGTATCTACATTCCAAAATTCATTATATAATTCCCAAAGAAAATAATTAGTATTCCAAAAGTTTGGGTCTGTATATAATTCTAAATCGTAAAAATGACCTTCAACAAGTACAGGACTAAACGCTTGTGAAAATGTTAAATAATTTCCAGATGTT